ATGTACGGAGATTGTTCTTGGTACTTGAGAAAGCAATTGCAACTGCTTCTAAATACATGCTCTTTGAATTCAATGATGAGTTTACGAGGGCTCAATTTAGAAACATGGTAGAACCTTTCTTGAGAGATGTTCAAGGAAGGCGAGGCATCTTTGACTTTAAGGTAGTCTGTGATGCATCAAATAACACAGGTGAAGTTATTGATCGTAACGAGTTTATTGGTGACATTTACATCAAACCCGCTCGTTCAATCAACTTCATTACCCTAAACTTTATTGCGGTACGAACTGGTGTCGCCTTTAGTGAGGTAGGAGGTTAATCATGGCTAACATAGATGACTTTAAAGCTAATCTAATTGGCGGCGGCGCTCGTGCTAATCAGTTTCGGGTGACGATCACTCCGCCAACAGGCATTGCAATCGGACTTGATGTTCGTAGAACTTCTTTTCTTGTAAAAGGATCAAGTTTGCCTTCTCTAACTTTAGGTGAAATTGCGATTCCTTTCCGTGGCAGAAGTATCTATATTGCTGGTGATCGCACAACACCCGAAACATGGTCCACTACATTTTTAAATGATACGGACTTCATGATCCGTAACGCAATGGAAAGGTGGTCAAACGGTATTAATGATCTTGCTAATAATACTGGTGTAGTTGCTCCTGCTGATTATCAAACTGATTTGACAGTAGAACAGCTGGATCGTGATGATACAGTTTTGAAAAGTTATATTTTTAGAAGTGCATGGCCTACTGGTATTGCTGCAATAGCATTAGATACTGCTGAAACAACTGCAATTGAAGATTTTGAGGTAACTTGGAGATATCAACACTTTGAAGCTTCTGGCGTTAACTTCTAATTTGATACCTACTAAATAGTAAAAGGTAGGAGACATTATGGCTGAACTTTTCGGATTTAGTATACAACGAGCAAAAAAGGATACGGGGGGTGAATTAACATTCACTACCCCTGATTCTGATGATGGTTCAATTGAAGTTGCTGGTGGCGGCTTTTTCGGACAAATCCTTGATACGGATGGTCGGGAAAGAACTGAATTAGATTTAATAAAACGATATCGTAGAATTTCACAACAATCAGAATGTGATGCTGCAATTGAAGATATTATCAATGAAGGTATTGTAGCGAATCAAACAGATTCTGCTGTGCAAATTGATCTTGACACAATTCCATATCCAGATAAAATTAAACGTAAAATTAGATCAGAATTTGATGAAGTTCTGAGACTGTTGGAATTTGGCGTCAAGGGTCATGATATCTTTCGTAGATGGTATATTGATGGCCGGTTATACTTTCACAAGGTCATTGATACAAAAAACCCCAGAAAGGGAATCACTGAACTGCGCTGGGTTGATGCTGCTAAAATCAAGAAGGTAAGAGAAGTTCAAAAAAAACCAGATCAAAAAACTGGTGTTCAAATGATTAAGAAGGTTGATGAATATTTTATTTACAATGATAAGGGAATTGAAAGTGCAGGACTTGGTGGAACTGGAGTAAATCAGGGAATTAAAATTTCTATAGATTCTATTACATATGTTCCCTCTGGTTTGCTTGATGGAAATTCTGGCCAGGTGTTGTCTTATTTACATAAAGCAATTAAACCTGTAAACCAATTAAGTATGATTGAGGATGCGATTGTTATTTATCGTATTTCCAGAGCTCCTGAAAGGCGTATCTTCTATATTGATGTGGGTAATCTGCCGAAGATTAAAGCTGAGCAGTATCTAAAAGATGTTATGAACCGATATCGTAACAAGCTTGTGTATGATGCTACTACAGGAGAAATCAGGGATGATCGGAATCATATGAGCATGTTGGAGGATTTCTGGTTGCCGCGGCGTGAAGGTGGTAGAGGTACAGAAATTACAACCTTGCCAGGCGGTTCTAATCTAGGCGAGATTGATGATATTGTATATTTCCAACGGAAACTTTATCGTTCACTTAATGTACCAATCTCTCGGTTAGAATCAGAATCAGGATTTTCTCTTGGAAGATCAACTGAGATTACACGGGATGAATTAAAGTTTACCAAGTTTGTTCAGCGTATACGAAAGAAGTTCACTCCATTATTCACAGATATATTAAAAACGCAGTTACTTCTTAAAGGAATTATCGCACCAGAAGATTGGCCGAAAATACAGGAACATATCACATATGACTTCTTGGAAGATGGCCACTTTGCTGCACTGAAAGAGTCTGAACTTTTGGAAGATCGAATCAACCAACTGGGAAGTGTTGAACCGTATATTGGCACGTTCTTCAGTAAAGAGTTTGTGATGAAGAAAGTGTTACATTTAACTGACACAGAAATTCAAACCTTGCGTGATCAAATTAAGAAAGAGATTGATACTGATCCATTGGATGGTGGAATTGTTCTACCGCCAGGTGGTGATGGAATACAAAGAATTCCAACTGGGCCTGATGGAATGCCTATTGATCCTAAGATGCCTGCTGATGATAGAGCAAAAGCAATAATGGGACTTGATCCATCTATGCCATCAGCAACACCTACAGCTAAACAACCACCTCCAGAAGGTGCGGCTTCATCAGCTGCTGATACACCAAATCCTTCTGGCAAAAAATAGGAAAAAGGAATAAAAAATGAGTGAAGAATTTGTAAAAGCAGTTATATCAGATAATAATATTGAAGCGGAAAAGGCTTTTAATGATTCTATTTCTGCAAAGGTTGGCCAGGCTTTAGAGACAAGACGCAAGGAAATTTCTCAAAGTATTGTTTCAAAAAAGACGGTAGAAGTTGACTAAAAATGAAAAGAATTGAAGAAATATATGAATCTACAGTAGTAGAGAAGGATGAACATCGTAAATCTACGGAATATAAGAAATTATCTCCTAAGATGAAGGATGCTGTTGATTCTATTTTCAAAAAAATGGATTCTAAACCTTCAGAATTCCTAAATACTTTTGAGAAAACAATTAAAGATGTTTCAAAAAAATTCAAAGTTTCCGAAAAAGATGTTATGAATTATTTTGAAAAAGAAATGTTATCAATCTAGGGAGTGAATAATGGCCATCACAACACAGACAGTAATGGATTCGGATTTTGAGGTTGTTACGAAAAGTACAATTACAGGGACAAACGCAACCGCTTTAAAAGTTGTTGATGTATCTGCTCTTAATGGTGCTGCAACTGATCCTAGAGTATCTATTGTTTCAATTTGGTGGACAGTTAGTTCCACTACAGAAATTGAATGGAATGCCGATGCAAATGTAACTGCATTTACGTTAAATACAAATGGTTCATATAATGGTGGCGGCCAGTTTATGCCATCTATCGCAAATAATGCTGGTACAAATCTAGATGGTGACATTTATATAGAAAATGACGCTGCTTGCGTTGGTACAGTAATAATTAAAATGAAAAAAGTTTCTGGATGGGATAATATAACTTAAAGGATATGAAATGGATACGGTAAAATTATTTTCAGAATCTGTAGAAGATGTAGAATATATCACTGAAGCCACGAAAGAAGGCGGCCAAAGTTATAAAATCAGAGGTGTTTTTCTACAGGCAGACATTAAAAACCGCAACGGGCGGGTATATCCTATGGATATACTTTCTAAAGAGGTTAGTAAGTATAATAGAAACTTCATAAAGGAGAAAAGAGCTTATGGAGAATTAGGCCATCCAGATGGCCCTACGGTAAATCTGGAAAGAGTTTCACATATCACCACAAGTCTTGTTCCTGATGGTAAGAATTTTATTGGCGAAGCAAAAATCATGGATACGCCGATGGGTAAGATTGTTAAAAATCTAATGGATGAGGGATGTAAGTTAGGAGTTTCTTCAAGAGGAATGGGTAGCTTACAACAGAAAAATGGTGCAAACTATGTAAAGGATGATTTCTATCTTGCAACTGCAGCTGATATTGTTGCTGATCCATCCGCTCCAAACGCCTTTGTAGAAGGTGTTATGGAAGGAAAAGAGTGGGTTTGGAACAATGGCGCTCTCGTAGAATCACATATTGCGGAACTAAGAAAGAAATTCGATGTAAAACAACGTCTAAGACAATCAAATGTAGAGGCTTTGGAGTTCGCAAAGTTTCTTAAAAATCTATAATTTATAAATATTAGAATAAGAAAAGGAGTAATCTACATGTCCGAATTAGATCAAACAATTGAAGAACTCGAAGCAGAGGTTCTTGCGGAACTTGAAGAAGCATCCGAAAAACCATTAGGTAAGGGAGTAGACCTTGGCTTGGGTTCAAACAATGCTGATGAGGGTGTCGGTAAGGCTAAAAACCCTGCTCCTAATGTCGCGGGCGCTGATAAGAAAGAAGAAGTTCCTGGCGAACGCAAAGATTTAGGTGGCGCGAAACCAGAAGCAAAGGTTGAAAAGGATGCGGATGAAGATCGCTCTGAAAAAGAAATCGGAAAGAAAGCAACTTCAGCATCAAAGAAAGTTTCTGATGTAGTTAGTAAAACAGGTAAGGAGGAACCTAAAGTGAAACAAGGAAGTTCTGGAGAGGCTACTCCCGGTGAGAAACAGAAACTTGCTGCTGGAGATGAGATTGATCACGATGGTGATGAACTCGCCGAAGATAAGAAATTAACCAAAGCACAACATATTGAAAATATCGCAAAAATGAAGAAAGCAGACATTGAAGAGATGTTGGCTACTCATGCGGGAAAACTTGAAGAGGCAGAGAGTGCTGAGACTGAGGAAGCATTGAAGAAACTTGAAGATGCCAAAGCAGACATTGAAGAGAAGATTAAGAATATCTCTGTTAGGGAAGATGTTGATGCTCTGGTAGAAGGTGAAGACCTTTCTGAAGAATTCAAGGAAAAGGCTGCTCATATTTTTGAAGCCGCAGTAAAGTCAAAGATTCGCTCAGAAGTAGAAAGAATTGTAGATGAGGCTCGGTCTGAAAAGGATCAAGATATTGAAACCTTTAGAAATGAAATGACTGAAAAGGTTGACAACTACCTCAATTATGTTGTAGATGAATGGACTAAAGAAAACGAGTTAGCAATCGAGCGCGGTTTGAAGGGCGAGATTGCAGAAGACTTTATTTCTGGTTTGAAACAGTTATTTGAAGATCATTATATTGATGTTCCAGATGAAAAGTATGACGTTCTGGAAGCACAATCTGAAAAGATTTCTGAACTAGAGGAAAAACTAAACGAAGCAATTCAGAAAAATGTTAGCTTCAAATCTTCTAATAATGAACTTGTTCGTGAACAGGTCATTTTAGAAGTTTCTGAAGATTTAGTTGACACTGAAGTTGAAAAGTTTAAGTCTCTAATTCAGGATGTTGAGTTTAATGATGAAGACTCATTCCGTGAGAAGCTTGATACCTTGAAGGAAAATTATTATCCTAGAGTAAATAAATCAAGTGATTCTACTATAGATTATGAAGATGGTGGCTCCGCACAGGACATTGATACGACAGGTGCAATGAAATCGTATATGTCTGCTATCAGTCGTAACAAGGCGCGGGCCGAAAATTTATAATATAACAGATGTAAATAATAAAGGAGAAACTAATGTTTCAAACAGAACATCTACAAGAAAAGTGGAAGCCAGTCCTAGAGCATCCTGACCTACCTCCGATTCAGGATGCTTATAAGCGGGCCGTTACCACTCTAATTCTCGAAAACCAAGAATCAGCTCTAAGAGAGGATCGTACATTCCTTTCAGAAGCTGCTCCAGTAAACGCAATGTCCGGCGGACAGATGGATACATGGGACCCAATTCTCATCTCCCTCGTTCGGCGTGCAATGCCTAACCTTATCGCATATGATGTATGCGGTGTGCAACCAATGACAGGCCCAACTGGTCTTATCTTCGCAATGCGTTCTTCATTCACCTCTCAGGATGGTGCTGAGGCTCTCGTTGATGAATCAATGCCTGATATTTCTAACCAGAACAAGGCCGGTACTATTGGTGGTGGTGACGTTGGTGCTACAGAGACTAACCCTGCTGTCCTTAATGACAGTCCTTCCGCTGGTACATATGTAAGTGCAACCGGCATGACTACTGCTCAGGCAGAAGCTTTGGGCGATAGTGGAACAAATGCCTTCGCAGAGATGGCATTCTCAATTGAGAAATCCACTGTTACCGCCGTAACCCGTGCCTTGAAAGCCGAGTATACGATGGAACTTGCTCAGGACTTGAAGGCAATTCACGGTCTAGATGCAGAAACAGAACTTGCTAATATTCTTAGTTCTGAAATTCTTGCTGAAATCAACCGGGAAGTTATTCGTTCTCTGTATGTTACCGCTGTTGCTGGTGCTCAGGTCAATACGACTACTGCTGGTATCTTTGATCTTGATACCGACTCAAATGGTCGTTGGTCAGTTGAAAAATTCAAGGGTCTTATGTTCGCAATTGAACGTGATGCCAATGCGATTGGTCAACAGACTCGTAGGGGTAAGGGTAACATGCTGATCGTTTCAGCTGACGTTGCTTCTGCTCTTAATATGGCTGGTGTGCTTGATTACACTCCTGCTCTTAGCAACAATCTTAGTGTTGATGACACTTCCACTACTTTTGCTGGTGTTATGAACGGCCGGTTTAAGGTTTATGTTGATCCGTATTCTGCCAACGTAGCTGCTTCTCAGTACTATGTTTGTGGATATAAGGGCACTTCGCCTTACGATGCTGGTTTCTTCTACTGCCCATACGTTCCTCTACAGATGGTCCGTGCGGTTGGTGAGAACAGCTTCCAACCGAAGATTGGTTTCAAGACTCGTTACGGTCTTGCTGCTAACCCATTTGCTGGGTCAGGTGCAGTTGCTGCTGCTGATTCGGTTAATACCGACGCATCTCTTGATGCAAATACCAACGCTTGGTATCGCAGAGTCAAGGTGACCAATTTGATGTAAGATTGGTTTCTAATAAGAAACTTGACTATAAACTTAGAGAGTGGCTTCGGCCACTCTCTTTTTTTATCATATAAATAATAGTATGGTAACATCAACATCACCACTCGCTCGGCAACCAGACAAATTAGATTACGCAAGTCCAACTCAATTTCGTTTCGGCATACATCAGTTACCGAAAGTGGAATTCTTTGTGACGGCGATAAATCTTCCTGGCATATCTTTGGGTACAACAATAATGTCTTCTCCCTATAAGGATATTTCTTTACCGGGAGAAAAGTTGGATTATAGTGGTTTAACAGTTGAGTTTATGGTGGATGAATATCTTGAAAACTACATAAGTTTACATAACTGGATAACAGGCCTTGGTTTTCCTCAAGATAGACAAGAGT